CAGCGGCGGCGGGTTCTATCTACATGATATTCCCCGGAGAAGGCATTAAATGTAACTCCAACGTCTCCGCTGTGGTAAGCGCAACGACTACGGCGGTTGTGTTTTATGGCTAAGTCTGCCGCATGGACAAGGAAAGAGGGCAAGAATCCCAAGGGTGGTCTAAACGCCAAAGGGCGAGCCTCCTACAACGCAGCGAATCCGGGGAAGCCGGGGTTGAAAGCACCCCAGCCGGAAGGCGGCGCAAGGAAAAAATCTTTCTGTTCGAGAATGGAAGGGATGAAAAAGAAGCTCACCTCTGCCAAGACCGCGAAGGACCCAAACAGCCGGATTAACAAAAGTTTGAGGGCGTGGAAATGTTAGACCAACACGAAACTACTAAAACCGTTGTAGACGCTTTATCTGTTATGACCGTTCTTGGCACACTTATGCAGTGGCTCCCATCCGTAGCAGCGTTGTTTACTATTATTTGGACGGCTATTCGTATTTACGAAACTAAAACTGTTCAGAAATTTATCACTAAATTTAAGGAGAAATAACATGGCCTCAAAAATGAACCCCGGCATGATGGCAATGATGAAGAAAAAATCACCAGCTAAAAAGATGGCTATGGGTGGCTACGCTGATGGCGGTATGCCTATGGTTATGAAAGACGGCAAGAAAGTCCCTTCTTTTGCTGCTGATGGTCAAGGCAAGATGAAAAAAGGCGGCATGGCTATGAAGAAGATGTCTTCTGGTGGTTCCGCCTCGTCACGCGCTGACGGCATTGCTGTTAAAGGCAAAACCAAAGGCAAGATGATGAAGTCTGGCGGCAAGACCTGCTAATAGGAGGCTGATATGCCCAAGATACAAAGTATGTCCCCCGATCCAGATTATTCGGGAGACGAAAGCAAGATGACTAAACTAAAGCGGGCAACGGATATGGCTGCCCCTCTTGCGCTTGCCGGAGGTTTGGAACTTAAGCGTCGTGAAGTAAAAGGAAAACGCGAAGCGGATGAAAGCAAAGAATCCGCGCTTCAGAACCAGAAGAAGTACGGTATGAAGTCAGGCGGTATGACGGCCTCTAAGCGTGCCGACGGTATCGCCGAGCGCGGTAAAACTCGTGGGAAGATGTGCTGATGATGGCCTCGCGTGGTATGGGCGACATTAACCCTTCCAAAGTCCCTAAAAGCAAAAAGGGCGAGGAAGTCAAAGCCGCTGGTGGTGGTTTGTATGCCAATATCGCGGCCAAGAAGAAACGTATAGCTTCTGGGTCTGGTGAGAAGATGCGTAGCCAAGGAGCTAAAGGCGCTCCTAAGAAGAGTGATTTTGCTAATGCGGCGAAAACAGCTTCTTATAAAGAAGGCGGCAAAACAAAGTCTGGGGTAAACGCTGCCGGTAACTACACCAAGCCCGGAATGCGTAAGTCTATGTTTGAAAGCATCAAGGCTCGTGCAGTTCAGGGTACAGGTGCGGGGCAGTGGTCTGCTCGTAAGGCTCAGTTGCTTGCAAAGAACTATAAAGCCAAGGGCGGCGGCTACAAGTGACATGGTCTAAAAAGTACAAGTCGTCGATTGATTGCGCTAACCCAAAAGGTTTTTCGCAGAAGGCGCATTGTGCCGGTAAGAAGAAAATGGCGGGGGGCGGTTTAGCTTCGCCACAGCAGTCGCTGAAAAACTGGGGTGACCAGAAATGGACAACCAAAAGCGGAAAGCCGTCGTCAAAGACCGGGGAGCGTTACCTCCCGGAAAAGGCAATCAAGGCACTAAGCCCAGCCGAGTATGCTGCCACGACGAAGGCCAAGCGGGCAGGGAAGAAAGCAGGAAAGCAGTTTGTAGCGCAACCTAAAGGCATTGCAAAGAAAACATCGGGGTATAGATAATGGCAGACATAAACCCAACAGCAAATGATTTTCGTGTTGTAAATGGTAAGTATATGCACAACAACGAAGAAGTTTCACCAGACGTATTTAAACAACGTCAAACCGCTGCGGATCAAGCGATTAAAGACTTTAAAAGCGCCCCAACACCGGGCTTTGAAGATATGGACGCCGATATGAAGGGCTTTAGAGAACGCGCTGAAGCCAGACGAAAAACGGCGGGTAAGAAGGCGGGCGGCGCTGTTAAATCAGCATCAGAACGTGCGGATGGCTGCGCGATTCGCGGTAAAACGAGGGCTTAAAAAATGGCCGTAACCACAAGCGTAACTACGTTTAACCCGACTCTTAATGAGTTGATGGAGGAGGCGTTCGAGCGTTGTGGTACAGAATTGCGTACGGGTTATCACTTTAGAACTGCCCGTCGTAGTTTGAACTTTTTGATTACTGAGTGGGCTAATCGTGGGATTAATCTCTGGACGATTGAGCAGGGGCAGATTTCATTAGTGCAAGGGCAATACGTTTATGATTTACCTAACGATACCGTGGATCTTTTGGAGCACGTTATTCGTACTGATCCCGGACAGGTATCTAACCAGACCGACATCAACATCAGCCGAATCAGCGTCTCAACGTACTCCACAATCCCGAACAAACTAGCTCAGGGTCGTCCAATTCAGGTGTGGGTAAACCGCCGCTCCGGGCAGACTACAGATGTACTGAGTGCTACGCCGCAAGTTCCACAGATTAATCTGTGGCCATCACCGGATCAGGGTACTTCGATTAGTCCGTATTATTACTTTGTTTACTATCGCCTGCGCCGCATTGTGGATGCCGGTACGGGTGTTAATGTTGAAGAGATCCCGTTCCGTTTTCAAAATTGTATGGTTGCAGGGTTAGCTTACATGCTGTCTATTAAGCTGCCAGATATTGATCCGATGCGGATAGCTATGCTAAAAGCGCAATATGACGAAGCTTGGGATCTTGCATCTTCGGAGGACCGCGAAAAAGCACCGAACAGGTTTGTGCCACGTATTACGTTCTACCGGTGAGGTGTTAAATGCCCTCAAAATACGCATCGGGTAAACATAGTATTTCAGAGTGCGACCGCTGTGGGTTTCGCTACAAGTTAAAAGAGTTACGCAAGCTGACAATCAAAACCAAGTTGGTGTCGATTAAAGTTTGCAAAAATTGTTGGGAACCGGATCAGCCGCAGTTATCATTAGGGCTATATCCAGTAAATGACCCACAAGCAGTACGGGAGCCAAGGCCAGATATAAGTTATTCGCAATCAGGATACGATGGCTTACAGATAACAAATACGCCCAGTTCGTCAGAAGAATCAAATGGCGACCCTAGTGGTGGTAGCCGAGTTTTTCAGTGGGGGTGGAGGCCGGTTGGTGGGGCAAGTGGGAATGATGCGGGGTTGACGCCTAACTACCTGACATCGGCTGGCGTAGTGGGCACTGTGACAATTACTTAGGAGTAAAACATGAAACACGAAGATATTAAAGAAGATAAGCCGATGATGGAAAAGGTCGCTAAAAAGGCGGTCAAAGGTCATGAGCAACGTATGCACAAGATGGCTAAGGGCGGTAAAACCAACCTTCAAATGAAACAACTTGGTCGCGGCATGGCTAAGGTTGCAAATCAAAAGTCTTCTGGCAGAGGTCGATAATGGCTAAGTTCTCTAAAAAAGTAATGGGTAAAGAAGTCGGCCAAGCTGCTGTGTACGCGGAGCCTCACGATATGAACGGTAAAGCAATTAAGGCAACGCCTTCAAAAGACGAGTCTGGTGCCAAGTGCATGACTGATATGAACATATCTGTTGCCGGTATTAGTAAGGGCAACTACTCAGAGCCTAAGACAACTGGCATCAAAATCCGTGGTACTGGCGCTGCAACTAAGGGCTTGATGGCTCGTGGTCCGATGGGCTAATCATGACGTACACCGAACTGTTCTTTGACGTTAAGAATTACCTGCAAAACGACTTCCCGTCGAATACGTGGACGAACGTAGCAGGTACAAGCACGACTACGTCTACTGGCACTGAACAGATTAATACGTTTATCACGCAAGCTGAAGAGCGCATCTATAACTCGGTGCAGATTCCACCGCTGCGTAGAAACGTTACAGGCGTAACTGCCGTAAGTAACAAGTACCTTTCCTGCCCGACCGACTTTATGTCGGTGTTTTCTATGGCGGTAATTGATGCTACAGGTGCGTATGAGTATCTACTGAACAAGGATGTGAATTACATCAGAGCGGCGTACCCAAGCCCCACGGCTACTGGCTTGCCCCAATATTACGCTTTGTTTGGCCCTACCGTTGCGTCAAGTGTCATTACAGATGAGTTGAGCTTTATCCTTGGCCCTACACCCGACGCTGCGTACAACGTCGAACTGCATTACTACGCATACCCTGAGTCCATTACGGTGGCTGCTGACGGACGCACATGGCTTGGCGACAACTACTCGCCGGTTCTGTTGTATGGCACGATGGTTGAGGCGTACATCTTCTTAAAAGGTGAGACCGACTTGATGGCGGTGTACGAGAAGAAGTATATGGACGCTATGGCTCAATTGAACCGTCTGGGTACAGGTCTTGAGCGTGGTGACGCTTACCGTGATGGTCAGGCTAAGATTAAGGTGAATCCGTAATGGCAATCCAACAGGGACTCACAAACAGTTTCAAACAGGAGATGCTCCAAGCGGGGCAGAACTTGGCAACCAACACACTAAAGATGGCGCTGTATACGGCGTTTTCTGACATCGGCCCCCTGACCACGGTGTACACCGTGACGAACGAAGTTACCGGTACAGGATATACGGCGGGGGGTGTTGTAATGACGGGAGTTACGATAAATACGGAATCAAGCGGCGTAGATTCCGGAACGGTGTACGTAGACTTCGACAATGTGTCGTGGCCCGGTGCTAGTTTTACCGTTCGTGGCGCGTTGATATACAACGTCACGCAGAGTAATAAGTCAGTAGCGGTTTTGGACTTTGGTTCAGATAAGACTTTTAGCAGTGTAAGCAACACCGTTGTTATGCCAGAGAAT